GCGGAGCACGCGGAACTCCTTCACCGGCGCAACCTCGCCGCGAGGCAGCCGAGGCAGCGGAGCGGGCGGAGGGTGGGAGGTCGGATCATCGCGCGACCTCCCATTCGATCACGTCGTAATCGAAGTCCATGGACCTGTCCTCTGCTTCGCGCCGCCGCTCGCAATCCGTTCGCGCCGATGCTTCAACAGGCGCGCCGCCGTGCTCGTCCTCGTACCGATAGGTTTCGGTGACAATCCAGACGTTCATCGCTTCGGCGCGACCTCCAGCCGCCGCGTCGCACTGTCGTAGCCGACGATGTAGCCCCAGATTTCTCGGTCAGGTTCAAGGCCCCACGGGATCGGGCCGTTGATGCCGAGCGAGACGCCCTCGCCGATGAGCAGGTTCGGCGGCGCCGAGCAGTGGACGCAGTAGCGGTGGACGCGTTCGTCGGTGACGTCGAAGGTCACCGTGCGCGGGCGTGCGTCGGTCGCCCGGTAGCCTTCTAGGAACACGTACTCGCCGGGCTCGCTCACGTGAACGCCTTCACGACCGCGCCGAAGCGATCCTCAATCGTCTCCTCGCGTGTGTCGCCGCGCCCGGCCGGAATGCCGTAGCGCGCCTTCAGCCGCTCGAGCGCCTCGGTCGCGGGCTTCCACGCCTCCATGCGCTCCGCATGCGTGCAGACCCGCGCGCCATTGTTGACCAACTCGTTCAGGACGAGCGCGATACAACGGATGTCCGCGCGGAGGTCGTGGTCCTTGAACTGACACTCTCCGCACATGCGGAGGTCCGGATGCACGCGCTTGCCGCACCCGCCGTCGCAGGGAATGAGGCCAGAGTCGGGCACGTCGCCGATGGTCATCGCTTCCCCCGGAGCGCGTTTGCCAGCCCGATCTTGCGCTTCCGCTTCTCGCCGGCCTCGGAGTAGCTGATAGCCACCGCGCGCTTGACCGCCTTGTCGGGCGACATGCCTTTCGCTTCGCCTGCGCGCGTCTCGGTGGCGACATTGGAACGGAACGCTGACTTGGACTTGCCTTTAATCAGGGGCATCGAATCTCTCCTTCCGGTACGCGGTGACCAATCCGAATCGACATGTCGATCCCGTCGTGCGGACCGTCGCCACAACCCCAGTACCAATCGCCGCGGACGAGCACGACGTAGTGGTGGCCATCGTCGCTCGGGTGACCGCAGTATTGGCAGCGGTTGTCGTGGCTCGCGATTTCTCGGTCGATGTCAGCGGCCTCAGCCTCGATTCTGTCCTCGCGTCCCTTGTTCATCACGTCTCCGCCCTGCACCGCGCGCACAGCGGCACGTCACCGGTCACGTCGGCGCGGGCGTCGCAGCGGTAGCAGGGGCGGTCACCCTTGGTTTCGTAGGGTGACGCGGCGCCTATGCCGATGCTCGCAGCCATTCGCTTGTAGTCCGCGTCCATCGCGCGCGCGATCGCGTCGCCAGCTTCGGCGGGAACGATGAAGCGCGGTACCGCGATCTGCTTCATCAACTCGGCCAGGCGCTCGCGCAGCGACTTCATTTCTATCGTCTCTTCGAAGTAGCGCAACGGTCCGTCCATGATGCCTCCAATCTAGCCGTAATTTGGCCTGTCCGCATTCGGATCCACCATCATTCCCTTGAGCACGGGGTCATCGAAGATAGTCGGCGCCTTCGCGGGCGGCGGCGGGAGCAGGTACTGCGCAGGAATTTCATCGATTGCGTACCTCACGGCCGGCACAATGTTGCTGTGAGGTTTCTCCTTGAGCGACTTCCCCGGCTGCTTCCACTGGATGATCGCCGAGTCGCGCACGAACCGTGACGCGCGCTTAGCGAAGAACCGTTTCTCACGCATCAAGTCGTCGAGCTGCTTCAAGCCGAGCGCGACGCTGCCGCGCCCCTTCTTCGCGCCGATGATCGGCAAGTTCTCGGCCTGCAGGTTCGCGATGCTCTTCGCCTGCGCGCTGTCGCCGACCAGGATGTCGGGGTTGTGCGCGGCCCGATTCTCGCGCAACTTCGCGGCCAGCTGCGGGTCTGTCTGGCGCGCTTGTATCTCCTCCTCGACCAGATAGATCGCCCCCCGCCACACGTACAGCGTCCCGATCGCGTCCTCATCGGTCCATCCGATGTCGACGCCCGTCACCTTCAGAATCGGCGGCGTCACAGGCAGCTCGTCGTAGTCGTTGGCTGCGGTCCAGTGCAACGGCCGCACGCTGTCGTTGCTGACCGACTGCGCCAGATACTCGCGCTTGAACGTGTCGCTGTCGCGCGTCTTACCCATGCGCGCGAGTTCGGCGTCGATCGTGCGCTCAGGGTCCTTGAGCTCGGGGTTGTCGTGGTACGTCCACCCCATGATGAGGTTCCAGCGCGCGTCGGCGTTCTCGCGCTTGGCGTTCGCGGCCTCATCGGTGATCTCGGCCCAGCGCCCAATCGGCACCGGCGACGGTGTGCCCGTCATGACCCAGCGCCCGCCGTGGTCGAGCAGCTGGGGCCCGACGACCTCGTCCATGAGGTAGATGAGCAGTTCGTCATCCATCGCCCCTGGCTCGTCGATGATGGCCAGGTGCAAGCCGTCGCCGCGGATGCTGTCGATGGCGTCGCGCGTGTGGGCTGAGCCGATCTCGAGCGTCCCCCCACCGCGGCCGAGCTCGACGATGCCGTCGCTCATCCTTGTGTGAACGCGCAAGCCGAGCAGCTTGGCCAGGCGGACAAACTTGCCCAACATCTTCGACCGCGCCTGCTTGGCGTTTGGGTAGACGATGAGCACATTCCAGCCGCAGAAGCCGGCGAGCGCGATGATGGCGAGGATCGTCGAGGTCTTGCCCGAGCGGCGGCCGGCGAGCGCGGCGGTCTGGCGGTTCGTGAATGCCGAGTCGAAGAGCTCTTGCTGGCGGGCGAACAGGAGCGTCCGGATCGCGGTCTGCGCGTGCATGACGCCCTTGCGGATCTTCGCGGCGACGCTGCGGACCTTGTTGCCGTCGAAGGCCATCAGCCTGGCCCGAGCCGTTTCTGCGTGGGCGGTAGCGCCTTCGCCGTGAACGCCTTGCTGAACGAGAGGCCACCGAATCCTCGGGCCTCGATGTACTCCTGGCCTAAGCGCGCCTCTTCGCTCTGTCCGTGACAGCGCACGACCCACACGATCTCGAGCGTGACGATGTCGTGCATATTCTCGATCGAGTCGACCGGCTTGTTGCAGACCGTGCAGATCGGAGGGGCGAAGTCGCGCCAAGTCGGGACGATTGCAATCATTCCGCCGTCGCCGCCTTCCCCGTCTCGGCGATCGCGGCCTCGCGCTCGAGTTCGGCGCGGCCCTGCTGGCGCAAGACAGAGATCGATTCGAGAAGTGCCTTCGCTTTGTTCACGACGTCCGTCAGCGCGTCAGCGTGCGCCGCCAGGCGAGGCGTGTCGCGCCTGAGGTCCCACGCCGGAAACGTCGCCAGGTGAGAGCACAGGCTGTCCAGCGCGGTGAGCTCGCGCGACAGAACGCCGAGCGCCATCATTCGAATCGGATCGCTGCTCATGTTTCGGCCCCATTTCCAAACGCTAGCATCCGCGTCACAATCGTACATTCGGGCGCGAGCAATCGACCGAGCACGTAAGCGCGGCTACGTTCGCGCCAGAGTTTCGTAAGCCAGCTGCTTGACGCCGTTTCCGATACGCGCTTACTTACGCGATAGTTCGCGCTGCTCACTCGGAGGACCTCCCATCGAAGTCGCGCCACTTCGGAGTTCACGACTTCGGCTCCAGCGCCGGCAACGGCTGCCCGGGCGTGTCGAGACTCTTCCCGGGCGCGCGCGCAACCTTTTCGCCCGCGACAAGCGCTTTCACGGCTTCGATCACGAACTCACGATCCTCCGCGGTGATCACGCGATTCTTGAATGATTCCAACTGCTGTTGGAGCACCCAGCACGCGAGTTTGCGCACGCCGACGATGCCGAGCGCCTTGCGCACGGGGGCGAGCTCGCCGGCGGGCGGCGGGGGCGGCAGCGGCTTCTTGCGTTCGAAGCGCGCCATCAGCCGCCCGCCTGTCGTTGACGCCAGCGTTCCTCCGCGTCCTTCCGATCCTTCCAGCTGCGGTGATGGACGTGCGTCCACCCGTCGGGCGACAGGTCGGGCGCGAGTAGGAGCCGCCAGACGTTGCGCTTGGCGTCGACGAAATTCTGCGAGTCGATCTGCCCGACGAAAGGCGCGCGATCGCACCAGCACTCTTCGAACGCGTCGCATGGTCCGCCGCCGTGGCCGTCGTTGTGGACCTGACGCTGGAACCCGCAGCTATGGCAGATGTCCTGTGGATGAGCCATCAGTTGCTCCTGTCCTCGATCGTCAGCGTGC